TGTTTGCGAGATGTAATCAATAAAAATGGATTGGCAATATACATTTGCGTCATTTCATCAATATTCATATTGAATAATAGTTCTTTTTCTTTTGACAATTGAGCATTTTTTGTTTTTAAACTGCGTATATTTTTACATAAATTATTACAATCAACATTGTCGTCATTTTTTGGTATTTCTGCGCTTAGTTGTTCATATATTCGAATATCCGCATCGATACACATATCTACTAATTCAGCCTTGTTTTTGTAAAAATCAATGCTTTTTGTATATATCTTTTTATACTCTTTTAAAAAATCCACAATGCTATTAAAATAGTTGCGCTGATTTTCGTATAACTGTAATAACTTATTGGATAATTCTATTAATAATTCCATAATTTGAGCTTGATAATCAAATAATTCTTCGCATTGTTCTGGAACTTGACTTAGTAGAGTTGCGAACTCTTTTTTTTCATCGTCTGAATAGGCATCGATAGGATTATCGCCTTCAAATACCAAGGTTTCAAAAATACTTTTAGATGTGTTATCATATATATTCTGCGTGCGACCTATCTCATATTGTATTTCAAGATAATCATTTCTATTTTCATATAATATTTTTTTTACCTCAATATATGTGCCATATTTGTTAATCAACATATCATTCGCAGGACTGGGATTATTTTTTATAAAATCCGTAAATACATCTTTATCTAATAATAGCGAAAAGGTTATAGGATCAGTATTCAAATCAGTTTCATTGATAAAAATAACCGGATAATTTTTTATAAGATATTTTTTTTCGTCTAGAAATTGTTGAGAATAATCTGTCACATCTCCTAAATTTGGAGGGGTTCTTTTTTGAAATGTTTGTCCGTTTTTAATATCATCGAGCGTTTCCTCTTTTTTTGTTTTCATATTACCAACTGAGTTTGGAAATTCAGATTCTATTAATTTCAATTCATCTTCCGCTTCTTTCAACGCATTTTTGTATGATAAATTTGTGTATGGTGACATTAGTTTACCTGTAGGTTTTGTATCAATAGACCAATCATCCTTTCTCCATTTAATTCCAAGAATAGTATAGGGTCTTTTATTAATGTAAAATAGTCCATTGATTTTAAATAAACTGCCTAGTGTTAACTGAATATTTTTATTTATTAGATCTTCTTCCATTGCCTGTTTTAGAGTCCGCTCCTTTTGTAAATTTAAGAGCTTTAAAGGGTTTTTTTGAAAATTAAATGTCTTGCTAATGTTGCGATTGATAAAGCTGTCAAATTGATTTGCTTCAAAGAATTGGGTATATTTAGCATCAGGTGGAGCATTAGGCGGAATGTCGATAATTGCGCTTTTGATATATTTGACAAGTGGGTCAAAATATACGGTATTACTTTTTGATGTAGGAACGGTCATGTATGGTTCGTATAACAATTTGGTATGATTTGGAATTATAGTTTTAATGAAAATAGTGAGTGTATTAGGAATAGTTGGTTTCTTTTCCTTTTCTTTTCCCTTTTTAATAAGCTTTTGGTTACCATTATTATTATTATTATTATTGTTATTATTTCTGTTATTGTTATTATTTTTATTATTGTTATTGTTTCTGCTATTATTTCTGCTATTGTTTCTGCTATTAGAATTTTTCTTGTTGCCTTTTGAATAAGCATCATCTTCATTCTCATCTTCATTTTCATTTTCATCATCGTCATATTTTTTATTATTTCTATTGTTTTTAGAAGACATATTTATAATAGAAATAGATTTTTAAATTGTTATAACTACTTTATAAAGTATGATAAATTAGTTATAAAATACTAGGTCTTTAATCTTTAATCTTTATTACAATAAGTTTTTATAATTATCTGAAAGATAATTATGGTATAAAGTAAAGGAATGTTTTTGTTTCTTTTGTTCATTTTCGCGTCTAGCCTTTTCTAAAATAGCTATCGCATTATTTATTTCTTGTTCAGAAGTAGCTCCATCATTGTTAGTATCGATCACCTTAGCCAATAATCTGAATTTTTTAGGAACAACACAATACGGACTCTCTTCATTGAATAAATGATCAGATAAAACGGTAAAAACAGCCGTTAAGATAAGCGCAGTATAAATATCACGAGTTCCCATCCATGCCATAGCAAAAACAAGAATCTGTTTGGTTATATTTAACTTAAGATACTCTTCCGTGGAACGACTAAATTGTATTGCTATAAATTTGGAACCAATGTTTAACAAAATCATAACTACACCAGCAAAAAATTTGCTATTATTTAGAAACATTATATGATTATGAATGAAATCTAATGAATTGTAAACTAGATTTGACATTACTATTATAATATATAAAAATACAATAATACAATTCAATAAATTACTTATAATTGTTATAATTTAAAAATTAAAAAGTTAAAGTTGAACTTTTAAACATTAGCATAAGAAGATACAAATGTTTCAGTAGAAGTAGTAGTCGCAGTTGATTCACTTGGATTAACTTCATCCGAAGAAAACTTGGACTTATCTACTGGTATTGTTTTAGAACTTTTGGCCTGGATAGAATCGTGGATTGATGCTTTATCTATTCCTTGAGCTTCTTCCGCATCAGTTTGTGCTTTCATTTCACTAAGTTTTTTTGCTTTTTCCTTTGCTTTTTCCTTTGCCTTATCTTTAGTTTCTACCGTAATCATTGTTCCATCATTGACCGAACCATCCACATTATCATCTCCAATTGTTACATTGTCAAATCCTTCCATAAAAAACATATTAGACGCTATAATTAGGCATAATGCTGCCAATAATCCTAAAGTAACATTAAACATGGTGAAAAATAAAACGAGACCTATCAACACTAGTCTTCCTAAAATATTCCTATGTAAATTAAATAAAACACGAGGTTTTAGTATTAATGCCACAACAAGTAATAAAAATAAACCAACAATTCCACTCTTCTTATACATTCTATATAAATAAAGTAATATATTTTTATTCAATATCAAAATAAATAGGCAATTAAATTGTCCAAAGATGTAAATAATTATCTTGATTTTTATTAAGAGAATGTCTTTAGCAAGTACAGCAGCACCATTTAATGACGATAATCAATTTTACAGTGAAGTAAATAAAGAAGATACACCTATAAATCGAAAACGCCTAGCATCATCGTCTGCTCATAATAAAACTCAAAAACGAATGCAACCGATCGATTTCAATTCTGAAAAGGTAAACACAGTTTTACAATCGATTCACAGTAATTCAAATGATAATGAGTTGGGTGATTTTAATCCCAAACGTAATCAAGCATCCGCGATACAATCGCAGACTCAAGTGCCTTTGAATCCCTTAAACAAGTTGTTAGCTCCACCCGAGTCCATGCGAGAAAAAGAGGACATGACAGAGGGGTTTGGTAACAGCAATAAAAATAATAATAATAGCAATAGTGGCAATAGTGGCAATAGTAGCGGAAATAATAATTTAATACCAGTGCCTTTAGATAATGATCAAATGGAACTACAAGAGCTTCAATCAGCTTTCTTAAATGATGCGCAAGTGAGAGACTATTACAGAAAGTTGGTCCCTAATTTTCAAAATAAGGCACCTGTGCCTACAGCGGATTCTTCAAATAAAATGTATTACAAGGAAAGAGCAATGGATATGAGTCAGTCAGCCGGATATGGTAACGGGTCAAATGATGTCCTATTAAATAAAATAAATTACATGATAAATCTTTTAGAAGACCAACAAGATGAACGAACTAACAATGTTACCGAGGAAGTTGTGCTCTATTCTTTTCTAGGCATTTTCATGATATTTTTGGTGGATAGCTTCGCACGTGTAGGTAAGTATACGAGGTAAGTATTTAATAATATAACAGTAAATATAATATTTAATATCTTCAATATTATATAATATGAATACAGTAAAAAACGTTGCGTTATTTTGTAATGCCAGAGATGAAAAACATATCAGAGAATGGGCAGCTCATCATTTACTTATAGGATTTAATCGCATTATCATTTTTGACCACAATTCCATAGTTCCACTTTCTACTGTTTTTCAAAATTTTGATAAAAGAGTAGCAATTATAAGATATGATACGCCCGCATCTCAGTCAAATGTCAAAGTCCACCTGATGAATAATGCTTTACACATTGCTAAACAAATGAAAGTAGATTGGTTTATATATTTAGATGCCGATGAATTCATTATTTTAAATAATAATTTGGTAGGAATTAAGGATTTATTGAATAGATATAGTTTCGCAGATTCTTTAGCATTAAATTGGCTTATGTTTGGAACTAACAATTTAAAAACGGATCCAGATGGTCTTATTTTAGATAATTATACAAGATCTGATCCAATATTGGATAATCATGTTAAAAGTTTTGTTAGACCATTTCAAGCAACTCATGCTGATAATCCACATTTCTATCATATTAAAAATAAATCTCGAATGTCTTCTTTAAATACTATTTTATCGGAACCATACTATTTTAATAAAATTCCAGTAGAATACGCAAAAGTTCCAGCATTTATTGCGCATTATGTATTTCAATCAGAAGAGACATATATTAATCGCAAAATAAATTTACCAGCGGATGATAGTGGATCAATCCGTGGAAAAATAGAGTCAGAACATCTTCACACAATCCATAATTCAATTGAAAACATGTTTGCCAAGTTAAAATATGCTAACAATGTGCGTCGATTTTTAAGGCAATATGGTAACGAATTTTAGATGGTTTCATTTTAAGTGTATTATAATATACATAAAATGAAGCCCTAATTAACTATCAGAATTCGGTCAGATTTGAACGGATTATGCGCAAAATTGTAGAAGAAATAGGCTGTCGGTGAAACCGCTATTGGATGCGTTTTTTTCTTAATATTTTCGATGATATAATGGTTATCACTTATATCTTCAACGACCAAATAACTGAAAATATAAAACTTGTTAGATTCCTTTTCTTTTTCTTCATCCTTATCTTTCCTCTTACCATTTTGCTGTATTATCGACCAAAGTGCGACCTTAAATCCTTGAATAAATGTATCTTTTGTTAAAGAATTCGGATCGAAAAAAGACGCAATACAAGATATAATTTCCTTATCTTTCTCTATAAAGGTGCATGTTTTTTTGAATATATACGTCGCCGCAAGATCTCCGCTAGAAACTAACATTTTAATAAATAGATTCTCTGTGGCTACTAGTTCCATCAGATTGCTTATCGTTGGCAAGACAGTTAGATCCCATTTTCCATCTTTTGTTAGTTTATTAATGAAATTATACAGGTAATATATGTTTTGTTTATCTCCATTTAATAATTTAATACTTGCGTCCAGATCTGGCGGCTTGTTCCAGTTCCGCATATTGAAACAATATGTCTTGTAAACGGTTAAAGGAATTATTCCTGTTAGCTCCTCCTCTCTTTTAAACAAACTAACACATATCTTTCGATTCAAATGACTTTGATTATATTCATGAGTTTGTATCAGTTGCGGAGCGATGTTCTTCTTGCGGTGTAATTTATCTACGCATAAATAGTCTATATAATAGACATCTAGTTCTCCTTTTATTTTGGTATTGTTATTGTTGTTTTTATTTTTGTTTCTATTTTTGTAAAAAGTA